CACGTTTTGCGGGTACGCGATTGGTGTTGGAGGCTCTTTGGTCATCATGAACAAGCACGTATACCATAATATCAAGGATAATCATCCCGAATTGTCGTTCTTGAAGAAGACTACAAAGAAGAATCGGTTTTCCTATACAGTTGATGTCCACACGCTTCAAGCGTATGAGTCGCCTGTTGATGATTTGGTTTGTGTGAACGTTCCGAAGTTCAACTGCCAGAACATTGTTCATCACTTGGCAGATGAGGATATCGAGCGTACTCAGAGTTTCAACGCTCAGCTAACAAGCTGGACACCAGAGAATGATGGGTATGTTGTTGAAACAAGCTCAGGTATCGCTCGCTTAGGGAGACCTATATCCGCCATTGATCCCGATGGTAAAGAGTTTAGGTCACACAACACTGTTGAGTATGATATTCCTACTGAAAATGGCCAGTGTGGTGCGTTACTTACCCGTATTGACGCGTCACGCCGGTCTAAGGTTGTTGGCCTCCATGCAGCCGGTAATTCTACTGGCACGCGTGGGTATGGTATCTTGATCAAGAAGAGTTTCATTCAGCGTTGCTTTGCTCACTTTGAGACCCCTGTGGTCCAGTATGCAGCAACATCTGATATGGATACTCATTTCAAGTTTGTTTCAGCACCCAAGGTGGAGTATGAAGACTTGCAGTGTGTTGGTAGTGCAACACCTGTATCCACGACGTACAAATCCGAGATCTGTAAGTCCCCATTGTATGGGGAAATTGCAGACCCACCAAATAAGCGTCCCGCAATGTTGAACCCATTCATGAAGGATGGTAAGTTGTTTGACCCTGTGTGCGAGGCTTTGAAGGAGTACTCGCGTGGCGGACGTCTGTGCAACCAAGAGGTTTTCAATGCCTCAACAAGTGCTTACATTCATGAGCTTACTCTCGAGACTGTTAAGCCCCTTGGTGGGCTGCTTTCTTTTGAAGAGTCTGTGACTGGTTCTAAGGATAAGGCACCATGGCTCAAGCCAATCAATCGTGGAACTGCGTCTGGTTCTCCAAGTCGGTTCAATCCCGATGTTGGAACTAAGAAGCGTGAAGCTTTTGGTTATGATGAAACTTACACCTTTGATACCCCTGGAGCACTTCACATTCGTGAACAGTTCGACCAAGCACATGATGCTCTCAAGAAAGGTCCGATCCCGATGGTCTTTGTCGCTTTTCCTAAAGATGAACTTAGGCCATTGGAGAAGGTCCATCAGGGCAAAACTCGTGTTGTCTTCTCCTGTGATGTCGTCAACACACTGCTGATTAGGAAGTATTTTG